TAGAGTTCTCTCATCAGAGATTTTAATTTATCACTCTCAACATTCAAAGTCAAATTGTCAATATATTTTCCAAGGATAGTCATCGTATCTTCAGCTTGATTAACCAAATCTTGGTCATCTTCAATTGTTATATCTGTAAAATCTTCAACAATAGATATATCAGACACACCTGCCTTATAAAGATTATCTATCACATTATCAAATAAGTATGGATTTTGTTTGTTAACAACAATTACCTTCACATATGTATCTTTCAACGGAGTGAAATCGTATGACTTCCAAAACTCAAAATCTTGTTCACCATCATCATAAGATAACTTATGAAACATACGATAAGGGTTTTGTATAAATTCCAATTCACGAGTATTCGTATCAAAGATATGAAATCCTCTTGGGTCATTATAATCAGCCCAAGTCATTTCACCAGGCGTACCAACATAGTAGATATGTCCATCATTTGATTTATGATGAAAATGTCCTGTCAAGACCATATCATACTTGTTTAATGGTTGTTTGTCAATACCACCATGACAAATATTGCCACGATCCATTTCAAACCCATCAATCTCAAAATGCCCAAAGCAAATTTGATAAGTACTATTTTTTATTTGCGTAAAGATTTCTTCTTGATTATCAGCGCAAAGCCAAGGTACAATATCAATTCCCACACCATCAAATGATACCGAATCAAACTCATCATAGATTTTAATGTTTTCATATTCTTGCAATAATAAAGAGGTAGAATTTACTTCAAGTGTATTCTTAAAGGCCACATCATGATTACCAAGTAATGTGTGAAGTGAAATATTGTTGTCACGGAGTTTGTTGAAGAAATATTTACGGCACAGATATAGTGAATTGAAGTTGATAAACTTTCTGCGGTCAAACAAATCACCAAGCTGAAAAACCGTATCAATCTTATTTTTGATTAGATACGGGAAAAATACTTCGTCATAGAATTTTTTATAATAACGGTGAAACTCTAACGAATCACCACGCATACCGAAATGCGTATCACCTAGAATACAAATTTTCATAATCTACATCGTAACACAAATTTAAGTATTTGTCAATGGAACTTCAGGCAATTCTTCAATAAACTTTTCTACACCTTTTGTCTTGCCTTCTTTCTTCTTCTTTTTATTTTCTTCAAAGGTTTGAATGAATTCGGAAATGTTGTCATACAAAACAAACTGTTTCATATTGCCGTCTGAGTCTTCATACATCTCATGTTCATCAAGTATACCAAACTGTTCTGTTGCCTTGTATTTGACATAGAGTTGTTTTTTCTCTTTCATAATACGGCGTAGAAAGGCAAAGTAAATGATTTGAGTAAAGTAGGCAAATGGATTCTTTGATTTAGTTTCATCAAAGTTGCGGAAATACATTAGACAGTTTTCAATACCATCTGATATCATTTCATCACGGAAAGAATAAGAAAAGAAGTTAGGTTTGCGAGACAGGTGTTCTGCAATCTTCAGAAAACACTCTCCAATGTAGTTTGGAATCTGTGGGTCCTCTTTGCCATTCTCTTTTGCTTGAGCACAATTATTTTTGTATTGTGTTAACGCCTCTAAAAAATCGGCGTTGTTCACATAATGTTTTGGTTTCTTCTCACTCATATTTGCCTTCTTTAGCTGTTGACAAACGGCTTGACATGTCGTATACTGTCGGTGTTCCGTTTGAAATTAATAATTAATGTAACCTATTACTTCTCTTACGATGAACAATTTCCATTGCTTCTTCTTTCGTCAGAGTTTCTTCGTTGTCTTCCTCACTATAATCTTCCTCGTCATCACTATCGTCTAAAGCTTCTTTTAGATTATCTACCATAGTGTTATCACGCATATCTTTTAACTGTTGAGTGTTAATCATATTACCGTAATACTCAACAAGTGCATCTTTTGGATCCACAATTGTTAATACATCAGAAGAATAAATCGTTGCAATGTTATCTTTAATCAACTCAATTGGCAACCATGGTAACATAACCATCATTGTGCCTTGAGAAGTTCTCTTAAAGATAAGATGCATAGGATTGTCTAACATAATCATTTCTGATTCGTTATCTTGTATCAATCCTGCAATAATATCTTCTCCACTTTGTAAGCGGACTATCTTAACGCCTTGAGTTATATCATTCATTTTTAAGGTTGATATTGTAGAATTTGTAATTGAATTTTTCATCATCGTATATTTTAACACGTTCAACCATATGATGCAAGGTGTAATTGGTATATTTGCCTACTCTAAAATCATCTGCAATATCAAATAGAGTTGCTTCTTCTTTGTCATCACCCAATCGTAATCCTCTTCCTATGGATTGTAGATTTCGAATCCGAGACTTTGAAGGAGAAGCAAAAATAATATTATGTAAGTTGCGAATGTTAACACCAGTAGAAAAGGTGCCATAAGAAGCCACAATAATAGCATCTTTTTCTTTTTCAGTAATTGCACGAACTGATTCCCGAATTTCAACATCGGTGCCACCAAAGACAAAGAATACATGCCTATTTTTTGCATGTTCTTTAATAAGTGCATGTAAGTCCTTGCCGTGTTTTTCAACAAATTGAAACAACACAAGTGTATTACCTTTGAGAGACAACACCAAGTTTTTGATAAAATCATTTCTTGGTTTGCTTTTAACTATGTAGTCAATTTCGGTTTGATAGTCCCAACCTCTTGCTTCTTTACAAATTGATTCATCATATTTAAGAATTAAACATTTAATTTTAAATGCCGCAAGTTGTCCTTTTTCCATCAACTCGGCGGTAGATGTTGCTTTGTAAACGGGTCCAAACAAACCTTCTAATACAAGTTTATGTGTCTGTGTGCCATCAAGTGTACCTGTTGTACCAATGCGATATTTGGCATTAGAACAACCAGATAGAATAGTTGTCAACGATTTGGCCTTGAATTGGTGTGCTTCATCACCAAGAACAAAATCAAATTGTTCAAAATACTCTTTATCGTTTTTATAAATTGATTGCCAAGTTGTTATGGTAAGAAACTTGTTTGTGTGTTTCTCTTTACCAGAATATTGGCGATGGCAGTATTGGTCAGAATCGTAACCATAATCTGCAAAGTCTTTATACATCTGTTCAACTAAAGATGTAGTAGGCACAATCAACAGGCCTTTTTTGTTTTCTAGTTGTAAGTGTCTCAGTATCAAGTATATGATTAAAGACTTACCAGATGCAGTAGGAGATAGTAAAAGAATTCTTTTGTTACGAACCGCATGTATGAATGACTTTAATTGATAGTCTCTCACTTCAAGTGGTATGTTTAATGTTGAGATAAATTGTTCTGCCTCAACAACAGAATAGTTTTCTGTGCAGTTAACATCGGCATCAATTTCTAATTTGTAATCTCGTTCTTTACAAAATGTTTCAATGTAAGGAACAAGACCATGATAAATGGTAAAGTTTCTTAGGTCTGCCAACCTAATCTTACCATCCCATACCCGTGACTTGTATGCAGGTGTAAATTGAAAACCAGGAACATAAAACGTGAAGAAGTCACTTAGCTCTTGTGCAACATTACGTTCACACTCAAACTGAATATATGCTTCATCTTTTTTATGTAGAATTAAATCAGACACCTTGAATAAATTTTTCCCAGGCAATAAAATCTCTCAACTGAAATGTGCGAGAGTTTAATTCTTTTAGTATACTAGAACACACATCCACAATCTCATCATGTAATACTTTTTGAGCAATGTGTTTGTTGATATCTTCATCACTCTCTAAGTATGTAGTAATGTCAGATTTAAGAATAAACGGAAATGGTTCCCATCCGTGTTTTGCAAGTTGGTCGTTGTCTAACTTACCAGTGTAGTATTCCCATTTTAACTTCTTCATTTTGTTGTATTTGAATTCTGATTCTTTCGAAAGCAAACGATGCCTTGAAAGTATATTCAAATACTTACTGTGAAGTTGTGGAATGTTGATAAGTGCTTTGCCAGGTTCTGTTCTATCAATAACAGAATCGGCACGCCACATTTCTAATAAATCGTCAAGTTGTTTCATAAAATATAAAGCCTCCTATTTACATAGGATACACTACCAAAACTTGATTGTCAAGCCTTTTTAATATAATTTTTCAATGTCAAAATAACTGTACCTGAATGTGGCATCGGCACTCATTGTGGTATCAGGACTATCTGTTGCACTTAAAATAAATTGTGATACAGATGTTGGAAAACAATCATAAAATTTAAATTTAAAATATGGTGTATTAGACGATGATAGAATCGTAATAGAAGCATCAGAGTATTGTGGTTTTGGTGCAGATGTTGCACCTGCAATTCTACTCAGTTGTCCTAGTCTTTGGTATTCTGCATAGTCTTTAGGAAAAGTCATTGCACGGATCCAATCGTGCATTTCTATCCAAGCAGTCATTCTTTCGTCAATTAAAAAAGTTACATTCAACACATCATAAATTGCTTTTTCACCTGGAACATATACATCAACAAATGGTGTATTTTGTGGAACTTCTGATAATGCAATACCAGGAACACTTACTGATTGGCAGAAGTATTGTATGCTTGGTGCCCTTGAAAAGTTCAATAAGAACTTATTTGGTTGTAGGACATTTGGATTTACGGGGTTTCTATCTAGTGCGCTCATAATGGTATTTATAAACAAAAAAAAGAGGCACCGAAGTGCCTCTTTTAAATACCCTCTTAACGGGGTTTATTACATGATGTTTTTAACAACAAATGCACGATAGTAGTTGTTTGTCAATACTGCAAACTTACCAACACCTTGTGTGGTGCCTTGTGCAAATGGGTTAGCTACCATACCGTAACGAGTCTTGAATCCAATTTTTGGTTGGAAAGTAGTTGTATCAACTGCACGAACCATTTGTAGAGGAACGTAAGGGCAATAGAACAGACCAGCGTCATAAGCATTAGTACCTTTGTAACCGATAACTGCAAACTCGGATGTACCGGTTGCGGTGAAATACGGATCAATATACACTTTAATACGACCAAACAATGTACCTGCAAAGGTATTACCTGTATCGTCAAAAGTCAAGTTAACTTGAGATTG